ATACGGCGGTGGTTTAGGGAATAAAGAAGTTAAACGAGAAGTAGCGGCCGCAAGCACAATGAAAAGTGCGGGTATGAATCCAGAAGCAGCTCCAGAGCACTTAAAGAACGCTTTGACAAGAGACTATTCAGATTTAATAAAAGCTATAGATAAGAAAAAAGGTAAATAATGGCAAGTGCAAGAGAAAATGATTTAAACCCAGATATTCGTATCGGTTTAAAGTTGCCTTTCAATAGAGGAAAGTCAGGTTTATTTCCACAAACGGAAACAACATTAGAACAAGCAGGTTCTAATATAAAAAACCTTCTACTGACCGCTAAAGGTGAACGAGTAATGCAACCTGATTTTGGTTCTCGTTTAAGAGAATTATTATTTGAACAATATACAGAAGATTTAACTACAAGAATAAAACAAGAAATACAAGAAGCAATGTCTACCTGGTTACCATACATTGATATAGCGAAAGTTGATGTAATTCAAAACGAAACTATTCCAACAGAAACAAAAGTAGATATTGATTTTTCTTTAAACTATGAACCAAATAGATTTAATTCCATTACTTTAAATTTTGACACTACATCAGAGTCAACAACAACTAGTGGTGGATATTAGGAGTAAATAAATGGCATACAGAAGTAATAAAACTGGAAAAGTAAGTAAAGAAGTAAGATATTTAAATAAAGACTTTTCTCAAATTAGAAATAATTTGATTGAGTTTTCAAAACAATACTATCCAAACACACATCAAGATTTTAATGAATCATCACCTGGTATGATGTTTATTGAAATGGCATCTTATGTCGGCGATGTTATGTCTTATTACATTGATTCACAATTCAAAGAATCTTTATTGGGGTATTCAGAAGAATTAAGAACACTTTATGCAATGGCTCAAACATTTGGATACAAACCAAGAATATCATCACCTTCACAAGTAACATTGGATATATTTCAATTAGTTCCAGCTAAAAATTCTGGTAATGATACAGAACCAGATTTTGATTATGCATTAACAATACCATCTGGAGCTCGTATTAAATCAACAAGTGGAGTTACTTTTAGAACAATACAAGATTGTAATTTTAAAATTAAAACAAATCGTTCACCAAGAACGCAAACAATATATGAAAGAAATTCTTCGACACAACAACCAACATTTTATTTATTAAAAAAACAAGTTCAAGCTCAAAGTGGAGCAATTACAACTGAAGACCACACATTTAGTGGTGCTCAAAAATACTCAAGAGTTTTACTAAGTAATCAAAACATTATAGAAATCATAAGTATAACAGATTCAGACGGAAACAATTGGAATGAAGTTGACTCATTAGCACAAGATACGGTTTTTGATGAAATAGAAAATAATTCAAGTAATGACCCTACCTTGTCTCAATATTCAAACGACGCTCCATACTTGTTAAAATTAAAAAGAGTATCAAGAAGATTTACAACTTATAGAAGACCAGATGGAAAAACAGAATTAAGATTTGGAGCTGGTATTTCAGATAATTCTGATGAAGATATCGTTCCAAATCCTGATAATGTTGGTTCTAATTTACCAGATAGTCCTTCAAAAATTTATGAAGTATTTGACCCAAGTAATTTTTTAAAAACAAAAACTTACGGGTTAGCTCCTTCCAACACTACATTAACAATCACTTATCAATATGGTGGTGGGGTTCAAGATAATGTTGGAGTAGACACTATTACTGAAATAGATGCTATAACACTACAAGTGGACTCAACGGGATTAAGTCAATCAACACTAGATGTTGTGAAACAATCGGTAGCAGTTTCTAATCCAGAAGCTTCATCGGGTGGTCTTGGTTTAGAAAGTGTTGAAGAATTGAGAGAAAACATAAAAGCTTATTTCCAAGCTCAAGGTAGAGCAGTTACCAAAGAAGATTACATTATTAGAACTTATGCATTACCAGACAAGTTTGGTAATATTGCAAAAGCTTATATAGTTCAAGATGACCAATTAAGTGGAACACCACAATCAAGTTATACAATAACAACAGATGATGTTGGAAAATCATTTTCAGAAATACAAAGTAGAATACCAAATCCACTAGCTTTAAACTTATATGTTCTTGGATATAATTCTAATAAACAATTAAGTATTGTAAATGAAGCCGTAAAAGAAAATTTAAAAGTTTATTTATCAAGATTTAGACCAGTAACCGACGCCGTTAATATTAAAAATGGATACATAATTAATGTAGGTGTTAGTTATCAAATTATAACAAAATCAAATTTTTCGCATGACCAAGTTATCGGATTAGTAAACGAGAGAGTAAAAGAGTTTTTTAACATTGACAATTGGCAAATAAATCAACCAATTGTGTTAAGTGATTTAGGATATGAAATATCATTGGTAGACGGAGTAGCATCAGTAGTTGATATTAAAATATCAAATAAATTTGAAACTTCTGAGGGATATAGTGGTAATGGATATGATGTTGACGGAGCTTTAAAAAATGGAATTTTATATCCTTCACTAGACCCGAGTATTTTCGAAGTCAAATTCCCATCTACTGATATACAAGGTTCAGTTGTAGGAACAAACACTAATCAAGGAGGATACTAATAATGCATTTATTTGAATTCGCAGAAAAAGATTCAACACTTTATGAGGGTAGTGCTACTCAAAGTAGAAATACTGGTTTAGACGAGATATTAGAAGTTCGTAAAGATATGAACGCAGATGGTTCGGTAGTAAATGTATCAAGAGCGTTAATTAAGTTTAATTTAGCAGAGATATCATCATCAATTGTAGCAGGAACTATTCCCGAAAACGCAAGATACTACTTAAATTTATATGATGCTAACTCAAAAGAATTAACAACAAGTCAATCATTATTTGCTTATCCAGTTAGTCAGTCTTGGGTTCAAGGTGATGGAAGATTTTTTGATAGTCCAGCAACTACCGAAGGTTGTTCTTGGAGATACCGAGACGGAGAAACAACAGGAACACAATGGATAAGTGGTTCAAACAATACTGGTGGAACTTGGTTTAATCAGTATGAAGCATCACAATCATTTAACCACGAAACAATTGATATGAGAATGGATGTAACTGATATTGTTAAACTTCAGTTAAGTGGTTCTATTGCTAATGAAGGGTTTATGATAAAACGCTCAGGTAGTATTGGTAATACTTCATCATCATTAGATGAAGGAAGCACAAATAGACTTGGAAACTTCGCATTCTTCTCACGAGATACACATACAATTTATCCACCAAAGTTAGAAGTAGAATATGACGATTCAGTATTTAATACAGGTTCATTATCCACATTAGATGCAGATGATGTTGATGAGGTTATGGTTTATATGTCGGGTTTAAGAGAAGAATATAAAGAAAAATCAAAAGTTAAATTTAGAGTATATGGTCGTGAAAGATTTCCAACAAGAACTTATTCAACGAGTTCTCAAAATCTAACGGTAAAATTTATACCAAGTCAAAGTCAATATTCAGTTAGAGATGCTTTAACAGAAGATGTTATTATACCATTTTCAACAGGTTCTTATTTAAGTTGTGATGGAACAGGAAACTTTTTCAGAATGGACTTAAATGCTTTTCAACCAGAAAGACACTATCGTTTTCTTTACAAAGTAGTAAGTGGTAGTGGAAACACAAGAGTAGAACACATTATAGATAATGACCACATATTTAAAGTAACGAGGTAAACAAGTGCCTTACACACGAGAAGAATTAGAAAACTATCAATGGTATCAAGATAGATTACAATCTAGAAAAAATAGTTATGATGCTTATCTTGAAGAAGTTCAACAAGAACAAGTTGATAATGAAGTAAGAAATCACATAGTTGATGACAACGGAACTTTGTTAAGTTTTGAAAACATCAATGATGATGTTAGATTACAAGAACCATTTAAAAGAGCTGGGTTAGACAGAGAAGACCATTACATAGTTCATCCAAATCTTTATCCAGTTTATACCAAAGGACAAAGATTTGAATTAACAATTGATACAAATATACAAGAGTTGTCTAATGTGCCAACTTCATTACCAAGTGTAAGATTATTTAATTCACCACAAGAAAATTTAATAAAATCATTAGTTTATACACAACCAGATACTGACGGAACATTGTTATCACCATTATTGTTAACACCTTCAAGAGAAGTTCCTGATGTAAGAACAGATGGATATACCATTAATTTAGTTAATGGTGATATAATAGCTCCAAGTGGTTGGAATGAAATAACAATAGATACTAATGAAGATAAAATTGATAATTACTTAGAAGTTTATTATTTAGAAAACAATGTTAGAAGACAATTTCCAACACAAAAAATATTAAATTCTTATATAGGAACTCTTTTGTCCACATTTGTTGAACAAGAAATTATAGTTATTGAAAAAGAAGATTTAAACTCAATTCCATTAGGTTCACCAATGGACTACAATGTAGGTTAATTATTATGGCACATTGGATTAATAAAAAATACAAAACAAAAATATCAGACAGAGATTATGACATTATATCAACTGGTAGAAAGTTTTCATTTGGTGAAAAAAATGGAAATGGATTTGGAACATCAACAAAAGATTATATTGAAATGAATGTTTTTAATCTTAACGGAGTTTTATTAGAGTCCATCAAAATCAAAGATATAAATCAATACAGAGACACATCAGGAAAAATTAAAATAAATCCAGGAATTTTAATGAGAAGAAATGGGTATTTTTCTGGTGATTATGAACTTGAAATTAATTTTTTAAGAGAAGTAGCCGGTAGTAATGATTCAGTTTTATTAAATGAAAACAACGAAATTTACACAGGAGATTTTGATGTAGCATTAGATGGTAGAATATTTGAAAGAGGAACTACACCACCAAAAGAATTAAGAGAAGTAGATTATAAATTTTACATACACCAAATATCAAATGGTAGAAAAGAAGTAAGATTAACAACTTTACCAATAAAAGACAAAGAATACAAAAGACAATTTACAGCACTAACAGAACAACAAGGTATTTTATTTTCAAACTCAGATGAAGAATTTGTAGAATTTAAAAATCCTGCAAATGAAAACGATAATGTTTTTACATTTAGTGGTGATAATATTAATTTAAGTAAAAATATGGTTGGGGGTGAACTTATTGTCTCTGATGCATTTGAAATTGTAAACTTAGAAAATCTTGATAATACAAATGATGGTTTCAATATAACGATTGGTGGTAAAGGAGCAAACAAACATTACGGCCCAGGTAATGCAGCTTTTATTAATCGTGGAGACCAAGAACCATCAGATAACATTATTTTCACAGATACTTTCAATGAACTAGCCATAGATTCTAGTCAAGGTGATAACAGAAGTTTAAGAGAGATAGCACTAGAAGTTAAACAAGGTAGTGGACTAAAACTTTTTGACGGAGCATTTATGATGGGATTTAGAACAGCCGCTAGAGTAGGGTTTCCATACAAAATAGTAACAACAATCGCAGATTTAGATAAAATAAAACATTTAGAACCCGAGATGAATGTTACATTAAAAGGAATCGACTTGGTAAACGGAAACACATTTGAATCAACAACAAACCAAGTTTTTACTGGAAGTGGAACAAAAGGAACATTACCAATCCCAACTAATCATAAAAGATTTGGTGGACTATATAGTGCAGAATTTAATATAAGTTATAATTTAAATGGTGTCAAAAGAGGGTTTAGAATTTTTAAAAGAAATTTATTTGCTGTAATTCCAGATTTTAACATATCAGAAGGTTCTGAAAATTTAAGAATGGCAGAACAATTTGTAAGACAAGGGATTAATTATTAATGGAACTTAAATTAAAATACGGCTCAAACTTTTCACTTGTTAATGGTGTTCCAACATTTGTAATTACGGACACGATTAAAAGAGGAACTATTGAAGTTGAGGCTTCAAATAATGAAAATAATGCAGAAGTTGTAGGTCATAAATTTATTCTTACTCGAAATGGAGAAGAAGAAATTTCAACAAATTTTAGTAGGAAATCAAATATAGATATTGATTTTGAAAATAAACCAGGAGCTTGGAGTATTAACGCCATAGTAAAAGTATATTTTGATGAACAATATGAAAGAGGTGTAATAGAAGAATTTGAAATTCCAGGAAACTTTGTAGTATTAAAAGAAATCTATACTGGTGGTGGTAGTGGAGATGATGACGAAGGAGAAACTGATACAGGTGGAACACCTGGTGGACAAAGTCCAAATACAGAAAACATACTTTCAAACTTACCTTCCAAAATACATCAAAGATTTAAATCTAGAATTGTTGATGTTGATGTTCAAGGAAAAACCATTACTACACAAGATACTTTAAAAGATAAGTTAGACAATAGATTAAACCCTAAAACAACCACAAAAAGTGTAAGATGGGGTATTAAATACAATGACTTTGATTATAGAAACTTAAACACTTTTATTGATTTTGGTAATAATGAAAAATCACTTATTGTAAATTCACAAACAGATGTTGATAGTGTTAAGATAGCACCACATTCGGTAATATTAAAAACTTATGATGAAATACCAGATAATGTGCAAACAAAACAAAATGTTCATATAGTTCAAGAAATAATTGAACCAATTAGAGAAACCATAAGGTTGTATCCATTTGAAGATGCGGAATTAGGAGACCCAATACTAAGACAACCAACAAATCAATCAATTGATTATATCAATAATATAACAACAACTAAGAAAAGTTTAAATGACATTTATACTAGTGATAATTTTATATCAAGTTCATTAGTTGATATAATACAAAGTGGAAGTAACTCAGCAGAAATAAATGTTGATTACAACGATTATAAAAACTTTTCAACATTTGGTTCAGTAGAAAAAAGACTTAGAAATTTTAAAAGAAAAATACAATCATATGAAACTTATACATTTGATAGTAAATCATTAGCAGAATTAACAGCTTCAGTAGTGTTTAAAGATGAAATTGTTAGAAACCAACAATTACAAAAAAATGTTTTAAACAATTTTGACAATTATGAAAAATATTTATACTACCAAAGTTCATCAGCTAATACAAGTTCATTTGGATTAGAATTTGATACATCTTGGCCAAAAACAAATTCTTCTAAACCATATACATTAGCAGATGTTACTTCTTCAGCGGCAACAACTTGGTATAACAACAATATAACTTCCGCTTCATTGTATGACCAAAACAATCCAAATCGTTTAGTTAATTTAATTCCAGAACACATTATAAGAGATTCTGAAAGCGAACCATTTGTAGATTTTTTAGATATGATTGGACACTACTATGATAATTTATTAATTTATATTAAAGCATACGGTGATACATATGACAGACGAGAAAAACTAACTGAAGGATTATCAAAAGATTTAATATGGACTATTTCAGATGCTTTTGGTTGGAAACAACCATCAGGTAAAGAAATGGTAGAACTATCTAGATATTTAAAAGGATATCAATTAAGTGGTTCAGTAACTTCTTCAACATACGAGGTTTATTCAGAAGAATCAGAAAAAGATTTAGAAAGAGAAGTGTGGGGTAGAGTTTTAACAAGTATGCCTTACATATTGAAAAGAAAAGGAACAAAAGAATCAATTCAAGCTCTTGTTAATGCGTATGGTATTCCACCAACAATTTTAAAAATTAGAGAGTATGGTGGAGCAGATGTTAAAGAATTTCAACCAAACTTTGATATTCAACAAAGATTTACTAGAACATTAGATTTTAAAAATAGTCAATATATTCAAACACAATGGAAAGAAGCTTCCGGTAGTTTAAGAACACCAGATACTATTGAGTTTAGATTTAGAGCGGCTTCAAGTTCTAATCAAGTATTGGTAGCCAAAGATGGTGATTTTGCAATAAGATTGTTAGATGAAGGTTCAATAAGTGATAATAAAGGTAAAGTAGAATTTGTCATAAGTAGTTCCCTTCCATTAACAGGTTCCGTATCAGAGAGTGTAACTTCTTCTTTATTCCCAGTATTCAATAATGAGTTTTGGTCGGTCGGTGTTACAAGAGAATTAAGTAGTGGATATGACCAAGAAGTAAAGAACGAATTTGAAACAACATCAAGTTTAAAATATAATTTATTTGTAAAACAATATGAATCTGGTAGAAGTAAAATACTTTATGATTCATCAACTTCAATGATTTTAAGTGGTTCAACTACAGGTGATGCATCAGCTTCAGCTCATATAAATGGACAATGGACTGCAAGTGGTGATATGTTCTTTGGTTCAACTGGTTCATTTGGTGATTTAGGTGGAGAGTTTACAGGTTCTTTACAAGAAATAAGATATTATAATTCACCACTAACAGAATCAGCATTTAATAATCACACAAGAGCTCCAAAATCAATAAATGGTAATCATATTTCAGCGTCATTTACAGACTTAATATTTAGATTACGATTAGACGATAATAAAAATTTATCAACATCATCAGATTTAAGAAATGTTGCACCAGACCAAATAACATTTGCACACACTAGTAGTGCTTATCAAAGTGGTAGTGCAGTAGGATTTACTGCAAATACATTTGTTGATATTGCACAAGAAGAAAAAGCATTAACGCCAAACATAGGATATGGGTTATCAAATTCTAAAGTTCGTATTGAAAAAAATTGGATAACAAGTGGTTCTAATTTATCAGTTGATTATAGAACAGAACAAAGTTCATATGATACATCACCATTGGACTCAAATAAACTTGGAGTATTTTTATCACCAATTGATATTATCAATAGAGATATAATTGAGTCATTAGGAGATATAGATTTTGACCAACAACTTGGAGACCCAAGAGACCAATATGAATATTCTTATAGAGGACTTGAATCCATAGCAGAATCTTATTTCCAAAAATATACAAAAACAAACAATTTCTGGGAGTATATGAGATTGATAAAATATTATGACCAATCAATATTTGACCAAATTAAAAAAGTAATTCCAGCTAGAGTAAAGTCTACATTAGGTCTTTTAATTGAACCATCAATATTACAAAGACAAAAAGAAGTAATTGGTAAACCACCAAGTATAGAAAGTTTAGTAAAAGAAGCAGAAATAAACATTGGTTTATTAGAAGCAACTCAATCTAGAAGAAGACCAGTAATATCGGCAACTTCATCAAGATTAGATTATTCAGGTATTGTATCTCAAAGTTTTTTAAGAGAACCTTCATTATATTTAGTTGGTCAATCAGTTTTATCAGCATCTCTAAACAGAGGTAAGATATATAGAGATTCTTTTGCAAGAGCAAACTCAACAGCCTTAACAAGTTTATCATCTTCACACACAGAAGGATTTAGAAATGATGATTTAATTCAAAGTTTTCAATTAGACCCATTTGTATCTTCTTCAAGATTTAATGATAGATTTGAAGAAAAAGAGTTTTTCTACACAAGTTCAGCTGCAGTAGGAACTGCGGGAGCAGCAACAGGTTCCGTAACATTTACAGCTAACCTTATTCCACCATTGTCAAGTTCAGTAGCTCACGCTTATTCATCATCTCTTGTAAAAGCAGAAGTCCAAAGACCTTCTGACTATTCAATAGCGTTTAGAAGAAATTCATTTGAAGGAGTTAAAAATACAATTGACACCACAACTGACAATAAAGTTCCGTTTCTTGTATCTTCAACCGGTCAAACAGCCATATTAACAAGAGATACTGGAACTGATAGTAAAAGATTAGAAGTCGTAAGAAAGAAATAAATTAACGAAAAATTTTGTTTTCATATATTTATAGTTGACACCGAAGTAGTTTCAAAATGAAATCAAAATTTAATCACAAATAGGAGTAAAAATGGGAGTTTTAGACAACACAACCATAACGGTAGATGCTATATTAACTAAAAAAGGTCGTGAGTTATTAGCAAAAGGAGAGTCACAATTTAAAATTACAAAGTTTGCATTAGCAGATGATGAGGTTGATTATGGATTATATGATGTCACTCATCCAAACGGAACAAACTTTTATGGAACAGCAATAGAAAATATGAATTTATTAGAAGCCGTTCCAAACGAAGAAGTATCAGTAAAATATTTTTTAACAACCGGAACAACAGAAACCGGAACTAATGTTGCAGTTAAGATAAATGGTGACCCAAGTATATCAGCCGGAAGTCAAGCAATATACAACGGAGTTACTGATAACGATAATGAAACAACTTATAATTGGGAGTTAAGTTCTACTGAATATGCTTACATTGCATTTCAACAAGATTTAGATGATGGTTCAGATTCTGCTACCAATTCACCATCAGTAACTATTGTAGCTAGACCAGAAGCAGCACTAAATAGTCAAAACAGACAAGTTACTCTTACAGCAATTGGAACACAAACTGGTGAACCAGCAACTAAAGTTATCAATTTAACATTGAATTAAGGAGTAGAAAATGAGCACATATCAATTACCATTTGACACAACAACAGATATCGTAGAAGAAAGTGATGTAAAAGTTTCTTCTGCATTATGGTCAGGTGGAACAGGAACATTAAACAATGTTTACACATCATCAGTTCAATCATCTTCAAATGGACAATACTTTTTACAATTATATGATAAAGATGTTTCTAGTTCATTAGCGGAAAAACAATTTTCAGTTCTTTATGGACACAAAGGTGGTAGTGGTTCATTAGGAAAACCTGGTGTTGACGGAAATAGAGAAACAGCAACTGTTTACTCACAATTTTTAAATTTAACTCAACCACCCGAAACAGAGTTATTTACTTTTGAAAACGGAACAGATGTTACAAAACAACACATATATGTTTTATCATTTGATAGAGCTCGTATGAGAGAAAAAGTTGACCCAGGCAATTGGCAACTAAATTTAAGTGGTAATAAGTCAACAATAAAAGTTCAATTAATTGATGATAGTTCAACCAACACATCACCAGTAAATAATCACGGAATAACAGAATTCAATGTTGTTTCTGGTTCTATTCAAGGTGGTTCAACAACTATTGATACAGCCGCTTCATCAGAGGGAGCTGCTAGTGGTTCATACGGAAAATTCTATCCAGATTTTGGATTGATTATTTTAAGTGCTCACAGATTACAATGTACACAACTTGGTGTAGCCGCAAATGCAGCTGAAGCTAATAAAAGTACATTAAAAGTTCCACAACAAGACCCTTTATTTTATTTAGCGAACAAAACAGGTTCAAGTGTGATAAATTCAAGATTATCACATAGTTTGCATAGAATGGTTCAAGCTGTAAATTCTGGTTCATTGTTCCAAGCTCGTAGAGAAGAAGTGGTTAGTTCACAACATTTCTTTTGTAGAGCTAAAACATCAGAGTTTAATTCAACATCAAATCCAACATACAAAACTGGAACAGGAGCAGACAGAGATATAAGAGAAGTATTTAAAAATGACCCGAAAACTTATATCACAACGGTAGCTCTTTATGGTGATGAAGTATCACAACCATTAGCTATTGCAAAACTAAGTCAACCAATATTAAAATCAAAAGCAAGAGAAGCACTTATTAAAGTTAAATTAGACTTTTAATAAAGGATATCACCTATGGGAACAATTTACAAAAATTTAAACCCTGAAGATGTTGCAGTTAGGTCATACCAAGTCCACAAGGAGTTCACATTTAATCACACAGATAGTGGAAGTGGTGTATATGGTATTCGTGCAAGAATTCCTTCAACTGGTTTATCAAACACAACAAGTTCTTATGGGTTAGTTACAAGTAGTATTTACAATTTCCAAAAATCAACAGCCAACTCACAGAGTTTTGGTGAATATAATTCATACTCGGCATCAATCGATAAAGACCCGTATCAAGCAACATTTTATGAAATACCTATGTATTACACCATACACAATTTATTTTATAAAGGTTTAGATGTATTAGATGCATCTCAAATAGATTTATCACATTGGCAACAACCAAGTTCATCACGAACAGCTATAATTTCAGGTTCAGATGACGGCCCATTTAATTTTTCATCAAGAATACTACACAAATCAGCTTCAATCATTAGTATTGCAAGACAATTCTATGGAGAACAAATAAAACCAAAATCAGTTACAATTACTGATAACAGCACAGACATAACCTATACTTTAAAAGATGACGGATTAGGTAATCTATATGACAATAACTATTCATCATCTTTCGCAGTAGCATCAGAATCATTTAAATCTGGTGGTGGTGGACAAACAACCGGTAGTATTATAGGTAATGTTATGTATAATCACGGACTAGTCATCATAACTGATACTGGTTCTTACAAAGATGTCGGAAATACTTTTAGTGAAGATGATGGTTGGGAAGTAACTTTTAAATCAACACAAACAATATACGAAAGAGAAATACAATGTAATGTTGGTAAAACAGAATTTAGATTAAGTAAAAATGTTTCTTTAACACCAGAAAGAAAAGGAACTTATTTCGTTCCAGCAAATATATTCCCAGAAAATGAACCTTACTCAACAACACATTTAAATCTACCAGTTGTATGGCCAGCAAGTTCTTCAATTAGTGATGAAGGTTATAGAGGAACTGGTTCATTACTAGATATAGCAACAGGTTCAGAGTTTTCCCCGTATATCACTACCATAGCTTTATTTGACGATAACAATGATATGTTAGCAACCGCTAAATTAGCCAAACCAATAAAAAACGATAAAGAAGTAGATATAAGTTTTGTTGTTAGATTTGATATATAATAATTAGAATTTTTATATTTATAAGTGTAGATATGCCGAATAGACAAGCGAAAAATAGAAAAGAAAAAAGACGCAAGCTCAATGAGAAATGGGCTAGAGAAGGTAGAACTGCAAACCAACACAAAAAATATAAAGCCAAATTAAAAAAATTAGGTATCAATCCAAATCAAACAAGGTATAGATAAATGATAAACGAATCAGACCACAAAGAACCAAAATTTCGTTCAGTTCA